GACATGGAAGACTACACCCGCAATGCTGTGGGCAAGTCTGAACAGCGCGTTCAACAATTGGAAGCACGGTTGCGTGAGCGTGACGCTGTTGAAGAACTCCAGAAGCGGCGCAGTGGTCTGATGAAGAAAGGACTGATTCAGTCCGAGAGCGAAATCGAAGAAGTGGAAAAAATTATGCTTGACAAGAAAATCCATGACCATGAGACTGCGGCGCAGTACCATTCGTGGATGAAGCAGGCAGCAATTCCTACTTCTTCCGGCTACAACGCTTCACCCGTAAAGCAATTTGACTTAAACCGTTACTGGAAAAACCCAGTTGGTGCTGCGCGGACTGAAGCCATGAATGCGTTGAACGATTTGCGTAGACCAAATCGTCCAATAGGTTTGTAAAAGAGGGTATTCTTTTGTTAATCTGTTCGTAAGGAGGCCTTATGGCTATTGGCGGCGGCATCCTACCAGCTACAGGGTCATCTCAGTTTACTGAACTGACTTACGTAACTCGTAGAGCCTTTATCCCGAAGCTGGTTGTCCAGCTTTACAACTCGACCCCGCTACTCGCGGCCCTGATTAGTAATAGTCAGCAAGCCTCTGGTGGTGTTTCTTCCATCACTGTTCCCGTCCAGGGCGCACAGTTTGTAAATGCTCAATGGTCTGACTACAGCGGCTCTTTTGCCCAGCCGTCAGTCCAGCAAGGTGCTTACAACGCTGAGTTTGACTTGAAGCTGATGATTTCTCCCGTGCCATTCCTCGGTATGGAAGGCGCAGTTCAGCAAGACGCAGCAATCATTCCGTTGATTGAAGCTCGTATGAACGATGCTACCAACGTGATGATGGACGCAATGGCAACTGCCTTGTACAACAACACCACCAACACCCAACAGTTCATCGGACTGCCTGGTGCTGTGGATGACGGTACAACCCTGCAAACATACGGCAACATCAACCGCTCGACCTACACCTGGTGGAAGTCGAAGCAGTACGCTGCTGGTTCTGTTAACCCCACTCGTCAGAACATCCTGCAATACATCTCCGGCACTGTGAAGAACGGCGCTGAGATGCCTAGCTTTGGTGTTTGCGGCTTTGGTACTTGGACGCTGCTGGCTCAAGACTTTGTTGGTCAAGAGCAATATGTCATCACCCCAGGTTCCGGCTTTGACGGCGACAACAACGGCCCCCAGGCTGCATTCCGCGCCCTGATGGTTGCTGGTGTTCCTATTTATCCTGACCCCTACTGCCCCGAAGGCACGGTGTACTTCCTCAACACCAACTACCTGTCGCTCTACATCCATGAGCAAGGTTCGTTTGTGTTCACAGGATTTGAGTCCACTCTACCTAACTGGCAAATTGGTTATGTTGGCGCTGTGCTGATGATTGCCGAACTGGTAAACGTCAAGCCCAAGTCGATGACCAAGGTGACGGGTTACAACTACCTTTCACTGTAAGGAGCATAGAGCATGTCTTTATCACTCAATAAAATCCTACTTGCCGAAGCATCTACTAACACTGCTGGTGCTTATCTGCAAGGCGTTACCATTACCAGCATTGGTATTGGTAACACCACGCTCATGAACGCTGGCGTGTCTAGCGCAAAAAACGTCCCCGCTGGTGCATACATTCTTCCTCAAACCACTAACAACGTGGCTATTGAAGTGAATGCTTACACCTCTGCTGGCGCAAATGCTTGGACTACGTACATTGCTGCTAACACTGGCGGTACTATCATTTCTGACGGATTCAATGTGCGTGCAAACGCAACTACATCCACTCAGAGCCTTACGCTGTACACATCCAATGGCGGTAACAACGCCACTGGTACGTACAACACCTAAGGAGTAGACATGAACGCAAACCATGTAGGCGCTCTCTACCCAGACTCATTTGGCAATTTTGTTATTGCCGTAGCACCCATTGTTCCGCTTAATGCGGTAAGCAATGCTGCTTCTGTGATGTCTGTGGTAGGTACAAAATACATAGTTCGCCGTGTCACCATCTCTAACGCAAACGCAAGTGCTGC